CGGCTCAGAGTTATCTGATATTATAAGTTGAGGTCCTGCATATCTTATATTAAAGTCTGCAATCTGTGATGTAGATAATCCAGCTTTACAATACATAACCTTGCAGAATATACGCCTTCCTTTTTTATCTATACTGAGTTTTGTTAGAACAGTCGGATCGATACTAAAACCAAAGTCTTGACCATAGTAAATATCATAGTTCTCATTGAAGTCTCCTATTCTCCAGTTTCTAAATATCACACCTTCTTGCTTTTCTAACCAGGCTCCCATTATTTGATGCACATATTTCTCTGGTCTTCTCCTTCTAATATCTTGTATTTGATTTAGAAATGATATTGACAAATGATCTTTGTTGTCTATGTATGTTGTGTGTATATAGGTGATGCTTTGCCTGATGCCATTAAAACCTTCAGGTATGTCTCTGTTTTGAAAGAACCTACCATAAATCCAATGCTCTTTTGTCGTTGGGTTAAGAATCAAAATTACCCTATTGAGTTTATTCTTCACCCTTACAGATTGATCTATTTTATCAAAATCATCTTCGTTTGTCAGCTCTTCAGCTTCATCTAATACAAATGTAGTTATTGCGTTTAATGATTTAAGTGCGGCAGTTTGATTACCTGATGCAGTTCTAATACCTTTAAATAATATACTTGACTTTGTTTTTATATTTGTGATTTCATCTTTAGTAATCCTAAAGTCTTCGACCACACCCATAAGCTCCAGCTTCTCAATAAACTCTGGTATAATAGAAGATGCAGCAGATACCATTGTATATCTTGTGAACAATATCTTGTGACCTCTTTCATAAGTAAGCAGTAATAGAAATACATTTACTGCAAATGATTTACCACTACCACGACCACCAGTAACTAAAAAATATCTTGATTGATTTCCAAATGCTTGGTACTTACTATTCAGCTTCGGTGGTTTCATCTATATCTATTGTTTTTTCTTTACTACCCTCAAAGAAATTCATTATGGATATATCTACCTTTTCTGCATTACCACCTAAGTCTACATAATCTTTTGGCTTACCATAAACATACTCTACGATCATCTTACGGTCAAACTGTGATTCTCTTGCATTCTCAGCTATAAGTTTCCAGAACTCTTGTTCAGACCCGTAGACCTGTCTTATAGCGTCTGTGGCTAATACTTTTGACCTATTGCGTTTAGCGACATTCATTTTACTAGAAGTCGCCAGAGAACGCCTTAAAATGGCGTCTCCTGGCTTCTGACCATTATTCTTTCTACCATCCGTAGATTTCATATACTTTCTTACTGTTTTCTTTCTAGGCATTTAGTTTTGTATATATGTTCGTATGTTTGCCAGATCTTATCACTCCAATTGGTTTTTGTATATATCTTTTCGCTCTCTGCTTTTGCACCTTTGTACTCTAATATAATTATAAAGTTTTTACCAACAGGTTTTGGATATAATTTATAGCCGTTGTTTATACACCAGGATATAGCATCTAAATTATACTTAGGCACAATCTTTTTCTTTTCAACATTCTTTTTTGACGCTTGTTCTTTCATTCATAATCTTTATCATAAATTCTATTTTGTCATAAGCGTTTTGTTCTTCACTTTCTGGGATAGACCCTATTAAGTTTATTAATCTGTTTTGTTGATATTTAAGTAGTTCTGATTTTAGTTTAGAGTTTTCTGCAATCAGATCTTGTCTTTTTGTTGTAGAGTTTTCTAATGAGTCACTATATATTTGTTCAAAGTTTGTACATAGATTTGCTAGCTTTTTATCGTGTTTAAGTATATGTGGCACAACATTATTTAGACAATGTAGAACGTTTGTATGATGAGCTCCCATAGACTCTGCAATCTTTTCTAGTCCACAAAAAGTATGCTTTCTAGCTAAATGAAAATATATTGATCTAGCATACACATAAGGTCTTTGTCTAGTTTTTTTAGTAATGTCAAGTTCGGTAAAGTCTTCAATAAAGTTTTGTATATCAATTAACTTCATAATTATAATTTATTTTTGACAAACTTATAAAAAATTTTGCGTATTTAATAGCTAAATAAATTCCTTGACATTCCTCATACAGTTCTAAATGCTCAAAAAACTTTAGTGTTTTTTCGCATTCTCTTATAGTTGATCCTTCAGTAATATCTGTAATAGTATAATCAAAATACAGTTTAGTCAATGGATGATTAAATTGCAAAGTATTTGACATAATTATTAACTGCTCTTTCAACCTTTCGTTTTCCTGACCTAAGAAAATCATCTGATGCTTCATCTGTTATTACCTTCTTTGTTCTTTTATCTATTACTACAAATTCAAATGTATCTTTATTAAATAATTTCATATAAAGATATGCCTGAATATCATATCCATAAAAATATTTATTATAATCCCAATTTGCTATATCGCCAGTTGTTTTAATATCAACAACACGATCAGAGCAAAGTAAATCTGCTTTACCTCTAAAAGGTAATCCAAAAATATAATTTATGTTTGGAACTTCTGGTTCACCATTCACAATAAGATCTTTTGCCCTACTATGTTTAAGAATGTGCATTTTTAAATCTTGTGCCCATAATCTTTCTTTTTCTAATATTATTTCTTTTTTAGAAACTTTGGCAAGTTCTTTGTACTCTTTGTTCCTTCGGGTACTTACATCTATAAAATCATAATACTCATCCATCTTATCAGCTTCTAATATTGTAACGTGAAAAAGTCTACCATCTCGCAGTGGCTTTATGTTTGGACTAAAGTTGTTGTCCTCAAATAAATAATCTTCTACGCTTTCACATAACTTTTTACAGGAAGAAGATGATAAGGCATTGACACCTAAGTACCCATAATAAAATACATTATCATACATCTTATCTATAATTTCATCTACGCTCCAAACAGACCCGTCAAGTAGAGTTATTGTTTTCATACTAACTTTTGTGCTTTATCTATGTGTATGTATGCAACAATCTTATTAACTCTAGTTGTGTTGTCAAAGTTTGTTGTTGCTGGATTTTTGCAATTTACTTCCCACTCTGGTTCAGATAAAAATAAATTATAACAATATATACCTTTAGGTGTACTGCATATATATAAAGGTGTTTCATTTGCACCAAAACATTCTGATACTAAATAATCGTATTTAGCTTTTTCAATCAATAATGTATCGTAGTGTTTCTTTCTACATTTAAGTTCTATACGATATCCCCATATTTCAGAATAGCAATCCCATTTAGACAACTTATCTTTTGACTTAACAAGATCAGGAAAGTGGTAAAGTTTTAGATAATCAAACAACCCTCTTTCATTATTAATAGTTATCATATAATATTTTGAGTGGATTATATACGTTTGATATAAAACAAGAGCTGCAGTTAGTACCTCTTTGACGTGCATCAAAAACCCTGTTATAAATGTTAATTAACCTAGACACTTTTTGTGCAGACAACACACTACCTTTTGTGTTGAAGACCATATCTAAATAATTGAATTCTTCTTCAGTTAAACATTCTGGACGTTTATATTTAAATAAATTGTTTAGTTTTTCTTTTCTTTCCTCACATCCACAGTCTTCACCAAAAGCCCACTTGACAGCTTTCTTAATGCCAGTTGCTTCTGTTATTTTTTCTATATCGTCACCAAGTCCTTTTGACTTGCTGTCGAAATTCTTTTTCCATTCTTTGTATTCTTTTGTTCTTTTATCTTTTGGTTCTTTCATATTATTTAATTTTATGGTAATCTTTATTGAAGAAATCCATTATATCTTCTCCAAACTTATTGCTTATAATTTCTCTATAGTTTTTACAAGAGTTATAAATGCTTGTCAATGATATTTGAGTTTCACTTGCTATTTGCCTTAAACTTTTATTAGTAAAATAGTATAATCTAAAAAGCTTTTCATCGTACCAATGCCAGCTCTTTATTTCCTTTTCTATGTTATTCATAATAATCTGATTTGCTTTTTCCATATTAACAACATCAATGTCTTCTTCGTATGAACTTGTCATATTTTGATTATACTCATACGGCTCAGTAGTCTGATCATAAGCATCATAGTCCTTATATTGTAATAATATATTTTTCTTCTTTTTGTTTTGGTGTTGGTAGTATAGATTCTTTATAGTAACATAAATGTATAGTGAATTTATCTTACCATCTTTTTTTATTTTATCAGGATCAGAAATGTATTTTCTAATCCTCATATACATTTTTTGTACTAGATCTTTTGAGAGATGCCTATCCCTGCAAATACTATATGCTATCTTCATCCATTCATCATTTCTTTCAGACAGTTCTTTTAGTATCATTTTCTATTTCTTTTTGCAAATTAGCTAAAGCTCTCCAAGCTACCTTAGCTGAATGCCTAATACCATCACTGTCAAAAGAACCTGCGTCAAGTAAGTGTCTTAACAAAGCGTCAAGCTCATCACCTGATTTTGATCTGTCCCAATGTAGTTTTGTATTTGGATTATGTTGTTGGTTACCTTGGTAGCTACATCTGGCTACCTCTTTTATAGCGTCGGGAAAATATTTTAAAACACCTGAGTATACTGGTATTTTTTTTCTATCCATACCCTTAATATACTAATTTTATTTTAATTTCATATTTCTCACCATAATACTTACGTAAATCCTTTACGTAACAGATGCTCATATCGTTCTCAAAAACAATACCTTCCAAAGCATCCATAAATGCTTTGTTGATATTGTCAAGAAGATCAGGACTAGAAATTCTATATGTAAATTTAGTTTTCTGATCTTTAGTCCACCTTGCAGGATATTTGTATATGTAGTGTAAATATTCTACATATATTGGCGTACTATGTTTAATGATCTGAAAGTCCTTTGGTAGTTGTGATAATGTTTGTTTTGCTATTTCGTTTTTATAAAGCTTTACATTTTTAGGAGTGTAAGTGTAACCTTTTTTAGATAACCTTACAGATTGATGTGCTTTTGGTCTTATTGTATAATTAAGTTTTATTTCCATTTTTGATGTTTAGTAGTGAGTCAATTTTGTCTATAATTCTTGGGTAACCATCTCTGCATACTTCAAAACTAAAATCTTCAAAAGGTATGCTTCTACTTCTTTTGCAGTGTACTTGTACAATATTTTCATCGTCTTCATTTAGTTGTAATCTAATTTGGGTTTCAGTTTTTTTTTCTAATGAAGAACCTAAATGTCCAGTTGGTTTGTCAGAATTATGATTACTATGTATTACGCATACAATATGTATATTATATTTTTCCGTCCAGTACATTATCTTTTGTACTAAGTAGTTTGATTCTTTTATATCATTTACATCTGAAACTAAATCCGCAACACCATCAATTATCATTACACCCGTCTTGTCATAGTTCTTTTCTAAGTATAATTCTATAAACAAGTTTCTGTCTTTAATGCTTAAAGTTCTAAGACCATAGGTATCGTAAAAAGAATTATCTGTGTCTGCCATTTTAAGCACTCTTTGAAATACTTTTTGTGCGTGAAACTTACCTTGCTCTGTGTCAAAATGTACTAGGTTCAATTCTCCTCTATGACCAAGCAAGTCTCCCGTAAACTTAGTTTGTCCTGTTAAATAACAAGAACATAGCATTGACACTAAAAAGGTTTTTTTGGATTTTGGAGCCGCTTGTATAAAAGAAAAATTACCATAAGTGCCAAGAGGAACAGGATAAAAATTTTCACCACTTTTATAATAGCCATAAGATATAGCAACTGGAGGGTACTCAACTCTTTCATTGGGATCAATGTATACTTTTTTTGTTAGGTTGTTAAATTTGTCTTGTAGATTCATATAGATAAAAAAAAAGGGCGGACATTTCTGCCCACCCTTAAAACAAAACAACTCACTAAAAATCTACCATTTCAGTCTGAGATGACTGCTTTCCAGTAGATATATTACCATCAGTCCAAACGATTTTACCGTTACCTAAATACTCTTTAGGTTTTTGGTTTTCTCTTTCTTCTTTGGATCTGTTATAAAATACTGATATATTTTGACCATATTGATTTAACTCATCTTGTATAGATAAATCAAGGTTTAAATATCTTCCATCTTTTAATTTGGATTTGTCTATTTTTTTTACGTCTAGTGATATATTTGCAATTGTTGCCATAAGTTAAGAATTTATTAATTGAGACATAGCTGCGTCAGATACAGTGTATTTATCATAAACATTATCTACGCTTCCTCCAGAACTTAAATACTGTTTTACTTTATTAAAGTTTGGATGTTTAGGTGTAAGCATCTCTTTTTTTACTTGAGTCTTACCGTGATCGTTTGTGGCATCAGCGTCTTTAGTATCGTCAATCAAGAACAAACCATTTAAGGCATACTTTCTTGCATAACTAGATGATGCACCATAAGTTTGTGCAACATCCATACCTTTTTTACCAGTATCAATACCAGCTTGAGCTGTAACACTTATCGATTCTTCACCATCTGTAATTGTAGCGTTTGCTTCACAATACAGTGGATCATTGTTAATCTTGTCTGTAAGAGTCAATACCAAACCTTCTGCGTTTAATAATGGCTTTACAGATTCTAAGATGTCTTCACAAGATCTATAATTGTAATTACCGAACTTGTTTTTTTGATTTTTGGGTGCTTTAAGTTTTGTTTGAATAGCAACCAATTTAGTAACTAGTGATTTCATAAAGGCGAATATAATAAAAAAATTTAATTAACAAACTATTAAGACTTATTTTCTATATAATACGCTATCCTCACTAAACATCCCTTTAACTCGTTTATTTCATCATCAGAGAAACACCAAGCTTTATCTAGTGATTTAGCTACCTTAATGTAATCATCAATATATTGTTGATTATTTATTTCCATAATCAAATATATAATTTTTTTATTACAACGCTTTTAAAGCGTTGTAATATAATATATTATATTATATATATAATATAATGTATTTAATTATTATATAATATATTATATAGGGTTTATGTAGAATTTTTTATTTGTAACCCTGTAATGCCATATAGCATCAGGCTTTAAATCATCATTATCTACATAGATTCTATCGTCTGCAAAACCTATTCTTGTAAATCCAACTTCTAGCAAAGCTGTCATAATTCTATATCTTTTATAACTATGCTGACAAAAAATTTCACAGGCTCTACCGATAAGATGAGATGACCTATTGAGTTCATTTTTCCTAGTTTGACCGTCTGGCGATACATAACCTTTAACAATCTTAAATTTAATTTTACATAGATGTCTAGCTTGATCTAACATAAACAAAAACTCTCTATCCATATACTTATATCCTGTATCTTCATACCTAGAATATGGACAATCAAACTGCTCAAATGTTAAATATTTAAGTACGATAATTATCTTTTTATACCTTGACCTATGTATTTCTTTTTGTAACCTATTTGGTTGCGTGAAGCATTTTTTGAGTGCACACCTGGTCTTTTTTTCTTATTCTTATATCTATGGACGTAACCTATTCTTGCCACTATTTCTTAAATATACTTGTAGCTTTTTCTGTTGTACGACCACCAAAGTATGCTAAAACAACTGCCATCATAACTTTTTCAAATGTATCATTCCAAAGTTCTCCAATATGAAAAGGCACGCTTTCTACACTATCTAGTATACCTGCAAATGAGAATATAACAATACACCATACAAGTACAAGCGGTCTTACATTCTTACTAAGCCAGCTGTCGCTATTAGCGTCAGCTTGCCACCTACTAGTAATAGCTTCTATCTCTTTGTTTTGTTGATCATATATTAATTGTTGTAATCTAATTTTATCTTCATTTGATATTTTAGATTTACCTATTTCAGCTATAGCTTCTTTAGGACTTGTAACACCTTGTAGAACGCTACCAAGCGTAGGGTTAATTAGTCCTGCTGCACCAAGTAGCATTTTACCAACTGTAGTTTCTCCAAATTTCTTTTTACTCATATTACCACCATTTTATATGTATAACTATAAAAAACAAATATATATTGAGTTCATTAAAATCTGTCTCATACTCTTTCTTAAAATATGAAAAACCTAAAAGCAAGCCTACGTCAGCTCTATTAATTATAGATATTTTCATTATACGTTTGTAATATCAATATATTTTGTTTTGCCATCGTCTCTTACAGCTTTCAGTATTTTATTTCTATTTTTTTCTTTACTTACATAAGAAACGTGTACCCAGTCTGGATTATCTTCATTACCAAACTCCCATATCATTTGATCAAAATCTAAGTTCTCTTTAATGTAATCAAACATTTCTTTGTTTGATTTATAACCATAGATGTCGTCTAGATCTAAAGCTCTACCTTGACAATGCTGTGATCGACCACTGCCACCGATAGCTTCATTCAAAGCTGTACTGCGATAAAATGAATTGATTTTAATTGGACCACCTACCCACTGTCTAAGTGGTTCGAATACTTTTTCAGCGAGTAGTTTCATATTACTTATTGAGTCGCCATTAGGAGTATTGTCAATACCTAATCGCAAAGCAGTAACACTTTTAGTTGCTTCTTTTTCTGATATATGCGAACTAATCATAGTCTACTAATTAGTTGTGACTCTTCTTAACCTTGTTCTATCATTTATTACTGCTTGCATTTCTTCAACAGGTGCAGTAATTTTAAGAGATATACCACCATCCCATCTACCAATTAGACTTCTATCTCTATATATAAATATAACAGGTACTGATTTTATTTGCTGTTTTATACTTGCTTTTTGCTCTTCTAGTAAAGCAGTAACGATTTTTGCACCTTTAATTTTGTTAAGGTCTTTATAATCGTTTTTATAGTTCCAACTACTATTTATATGTAGAACTGTATATTCTTGACTACTAGCTGTGACAAATACAAATAGTGCAATCAGGACAAATATCTGTTTCATTTCTGTATAATTTCATATAATTTCTCATCTATTCTATCTAGTTTTTCGGAGTTTTCTTGGACTTGTTCTGCTGTGTTTTCTATTGTTTCTCTAATTAACTGATCTTTTAGGTCATATTCTGTCCTAGTCAATTCAGGTTTAGGTAGTTCTTTTGCTAGTTCTATTTCAGCAGTTAAAGTAAAATATAAACCAGCAAGTGATATAGCACCTGCTAAAATTAGTCCAATAGTTTTTAAATCTAGTTTTACTTGAGTTTCCTCATTTATTACTTTGCTCATCGTTTTTTATTTCTTCATAAGAACCATCAGAAATATTTATATTTACTTTACCATATTTTTCTTCGAGCTCCTTTCTTAGATTATCATATTCTTGCATAACTGTTGTAAATGCGTTTTTAAGTAAGTCTTTGTTTATCTCAATATTACCTAATTCTTGTTTTACGCTAATAATCTTTTGTTCAAATGATTTGATTTTTTCTAATTCTTGATCTTCTATTTTTTTCATAATAATAATTTTTATCTAATATAATAAATTACCAATTAGGTCGCAAAACCACGTCAGTTGGATTTGCGAGCAGTGATAATTGATTTGATAAATCTTGTTTCATAGAATCAATATCTAGTCCAGCTTCTAGCCAGCTTTCTATGTCACTTTTTTGTAAATCATCATATTTTATAAAATTATCTTTATCATATTCTACACTATATGTACCAATCATATTTGATTTATAATCTCCTTTTTCTGCATTATAAGACCAATGTATGTTATAAATAACGTTATCTTGATCATCTTCTTTTATTTTTGCATCAAGAGCATTTATTACCCAATTATATTTTATTTTATCTGCCATATTATTTAATTTATATTTATTTTAACAATTTTCTACTCCTGCAACACTTCCAGAAAATCCTCCTCCACCTCCTAGAACCTCAGCTACTGTGCCCTCTGCTATTCCTGTTGATGGGTCAAATATTCTATAAAAACCAGCAGGTGCTTTTGTACTGCCAGTTTCACTTGTATATATAAAATCACCACTTACAGGCAAAGTGTTGCTACCGTCGTGCCAGTAAATAGTTGATTGTAATGCTGTAGCACAAGCTGTAGATGAGCTTGTGGCGTGATATGCAAATCTAAATTGTCTTCTTTGCAAATCTTGATCATAACCAAAGAACTCACCCATTTTAAGTGGATTGTTACCATCTGGTCTTCTGTTCCTAAAAAAGTTACCTGATTGTGTATTAAGTAAGTTTACCGCAGGATAATTTACACCAGAACCACTTGAGTTGCCACCTGCTAATCTTGACAAGTCAGACAAATAAATTGGTGATGTTATACTTGATGATGAATTAAAATCATTGTAAAATCTTTCTCTCGCTATTTTAAGCATAGTAAGAGGTATATTATCATCAAAAATTGGACAAGCCATTACTTAATTTGTTTTTTTAATTCTTCTACTTCTTGTTTTAATTCTTTAATAGCTTCGATTAAATAACCTGTCAAGTTACCATACGCAACACTTAAAGTACCACCATTGTCGGTAACAAGTTCTGGTGCTATTTTTTGTATCTCTTGTGCTATAACACCACTACTATCTTTGCCAGTATCTTTTCTAGTAAAGCTAACACCTCGCATATCATAAACTTTTTTTCCATCTAATGTTTTTATATTATCTTTTAACTTTCTATCCGAAAATGCAATAACATCACTTGATGCTAATATTGTTCCAGTAACGTGTAGTTCTTGTGATGGGCTTGTATTTTTTATTCCTACATTACCAGATTGTTTAACTATAACATTTTGATTATAACCTAATTTTATATCATCATTAGCTTTTAAAATAGCGTTGCCACCTGTAAATTGTAAATAAGAATCTGAAAATGTTGGACCACCTATTCTACCATTTACTGTCAATTGATGAACTGAAACTGCGGTGGTTTGACCAATTAACACAGCACCACCAGAGGTAATTCGCATCCTTTCTGCATTATTAGTTCTAAAAGCCATATGGTTGTCAGCGTGGTCATAACTAATTCTACCAATATCATTATCACTTGCATCACCAAAATCAATAAAAGTTTCTAAGCCGTCAGCACAATTAAATCTTAAACCATCTTGGTCAGCGTGGCTAATGTTTAATTTCATATTTGGCGAAGTTGTTCCAATTCCTACATTACCAGAAGAATCAATACGCATTCTTTCACCATTTGCAACAAAAAACTCCATATGCCTTGTAGAATTACTATACCTAATTCTTGCATCATCTGTATTACCAGAATCTCCAAAGTCAATACCTGTAATACTAGAACCCCCTCCTGTAATTCTCATTAGTGTTGAACCATTCGAGGATATATGTAATCTTGATTCTGGAGCAGTTGTTCCAATTCCTACATTTCCTGTACTGTTAATTGTCATTCTGGGGTCGAAATCTGTGCCACCTACTCCTATTACAACACTACTAGTTCCGCCAAGAATAAGTTTACTACTTGCTTTAGTGTTTCTTATAACTACATCACCTAAAGCTGAACCAGTAGCATAAGCATTATTGCCTTTAGGTATTCCTAACTGTAATTGTCCTGAATCATTTAAACCAGTATTTTGAATTAATAATGGAGCTGAATTACTATCTATATTTGTATCAACTGTTAGTTTTGAACCAGGAGAAGTCGTTCCAATTCCTATGTTACCAGACAAATCTTGTACAAAAGCATTAGGATTTGTACTTGGTCCAATATTTAAAGCACCACCTGCGCTTTTATGTATTCTGTGAGAGGTTGCATTTGAACTTGTTATTG